CATCGTTACTATTATAATCATCATAATTGAAAACAAATCGTTTATTTGACATATTCCTGTTTTTTTTGGTTGTATTGTTAGGCATAGTTAGTTATAGTTAAAAGACAAAAAAATATAGTCTAAATATTTATTTCATATAATTCGCTTAAAAGAGGAAAAATTAATCTATCTACAATATATAGAATGGCAAACGTAGTAGAAGTATTGAGAAAATATATTCGTCCGTATTATCAATATATGTTAATATTGATCCTAATAATTGTATTTGTATTCGTGGGACAATATGTATATAATCGCATGTCTAATAAAAATGAAAGTTTTGATGTAGCAAATGATATTTCAGACGGAAGAGAACAAGGTGCTGTTATTTATTTTTTCCATGCAGACTGGTGCCCTCATTGCAAAAAAGCCCAACCAGAATGGGAAAGTTTTAAACAATCTACAGATGGAAAAAATATAGATGGATATAAGATATCCTGTGTAGATGTCAATTGTACAAATGAAGATGATGCAAAAACAACAGAATATATTAATAAATTTAATATAGATTCTTATCCTACCGTNAAATTAATCAAGGATGGCAATACTATAGATTTTGAATCTAGAATTACAACATCAAGTTTAGATAGTTTTTTAAGTACTATGTTGAATGACTGAGTTGGCGGTTTCCATGCCAAATTCTAACAATTTTATACGAATTTCTTGTTCATTAATGGCATCATACATTTTATTGAATAAATAAAAATTTGCATCAAATAATATTTCCTTACATAAAGAATTATTATTTTTATGAGAGTTAATGCTGCGTATCAAGTTTAATAGAATTGTTATAATATAGTCAAATAGATTGAAACTTTCAAGAGTCTGTTGAATGTCCTCTTCTTCTTTTTCTTCTTTTTCTTCTTTTTCTTCTTTTTCTTCTTTTTCTTCTTCTGTAACAGTATTCTGTTTATTTAATAAAACTTTTAAACCTATGCCCAAGGTTTCTTCCGGTAAATTATTATCGTCCATGCAAATATTAAGAGGGTAATTTGCTTTGAATCCTCCGTCACATAGATAGTCGTTATTATACATGTATGGTGCAAAACAAATAGGCAATGCACATGAACAATAAACAGCGTCTATCAGCTTCCAATCTGGATGAGTTTTGTGCGATATATTTACAACGTTCATTGTTTTTAATTCAACGCACATGAAATGCATATTTATATTCGTAATGTCAAAAAACTGTTTCATAGTTACGTCTGTATCAATATCTTTGCCTAGCAAAATGGGTTTCAAAATATCTACCATAGTAGATACATTGAATATACCCCGATTCTCTATAGCATTGAATATAGACGACAAATCAAATTTAAAAACCTTATGCCAAGGTCTTTTAATAATGAAATCGTCCAGCTCATTCCACTGGTATTGTAAGGATATTATTACAGACAGAGCAGACCCAACGGAAGTTGCATATATATTTTCAATGTTTTCTAATTTCCACATATTATTCTGGTTTGACTGTTTCAATGCACCATAAAAACTTATTCCAGCGGCACCTCCGCCACTTATTACTAGATTTTTGATTACATGGTTGGTGTCATCATTCATATACATAGTTAGAGTCCAATTTTTATATGTCTGTAGTATGGAAATATAAAATTGATATAAACATATCTTATACATATATTACATAACCCAATTGTTACACTATCTTTGCAATGAATAAGAAATACATTCACGAAAAAGGACAATATTTCACAAAAAACTTATTTTTGAAAGAGAGTGTTTTTAACTTGATATTAAATTCCCCCTCCGTTATATTAGAACCATCTATTGGGAGAGGCGATTTGGTTGATTACACGAAAGAAAGGAATCCAAATGTAGAATTTGATCTATATGAAATAGATGAAAATATACCTATATTGAATTCTATAGATAGAACACAGATAGTATATGGCGATTTCTTAACGAAGGACATAAGCAAACAATACCATACTATTATTGGAAACCCTCCTTATGTAAAAACAAGTTCGGGAAACATGTATATAGATTTTATTGACAGATGCTATGAGTTATTGCATGAAGGTGGGGAATTAATTTTCATTGTTCCCAGTGACTTTATAAAATTAACTGGTTCAAGTCAGTTGATTAACAAAATGATGACAGAAGGCACTTTTACACATATTATTCATCCTAATAATGAATCACTTTTTGAAGATGCAAGCATAGACGTAATCGTATTCAGGTATTGTAAAGACAAGTCGCTTCCTAAAAAAATAGTAGTAAATGGGAAAGTAAAATTTCTTATTAATACAAATGGGATTTTAACATTCTCTGAAACAGAACAAGTGAATTCAACCGTATTTTCAGAGTATTTTGATATCTACGTTGGAATGGTTACCGGAAAAGAGGAGGTATTTAAAAATAATACACATGGAAATATAGACGTTTTGAATGGTAAAAATACAATTGATAAGTATATTTTGCTACAATCTTTTCCGAGTGAGGATGACGATNTAAATGAATATATGTTATCACATAAATCCTNGCTGATATCCCGAAAAATAAAGAAATTTAATGATAATAATTGGTTTGAATGGGGGGCTCTGCGAAATTATGAAACAATCAAACAGAACTGGGGGAAAGATTGCATCTATGTAAGCAATATCACACGGTCAAATGAGGTATGTTTTAAAGGAAAAGTACAATATTTTGGAGGTGGATTAATTATCATGATCCCTAAAAAAAAGGTAAATATTGATAATTTAATTAATTACATAAATAGTGAGACTTTTAAAACAAATTATATGTATTCTGGACGGTTCAAAATTGGTCATAAACAACTTTCAAATGCATTATTGAATATACCATCCAATTAGTCCAGTTTGATTAATTCTGAAATAATCTGCATAAATAGACACCTTCTGTAAATCATCTTCATTTGAAATAATTTTTACGTCGTTGCCTGTACCCATGATCATTAGTTTGTCAAATTGCATATTATTTTTATACTTTGTGAAAAAGTCATTAAGTAAGATTTTTTGATAACATTCTTGATTATAATGTCCATTTTCAAATATATTTTTACTCATGGTTGCTATGTCACCGTTAATTTTTAATTCCGACAATAATTTCTCAAACAATTTAATATTTGTTTCCAATTCGTTAGTTGCGAACTCTGTTTTGTAGAATTCGTTGTACTGTTTTTTTTCTATTTCATACGCTACTTGATTACGCAATCCGCCTCGTGAAATAGTATTTCCTTGAATATGTTCATTGAAAGTTCTAGCAGTGATATTTTTATAATCCTTTCCAGTTATATCAAGCGATGACATTCTTACCTCATTGCCCTTAATTTCAATCTTTAAATCGTTATCTAGAATATCTCCACTGGACGGTTGCTTGCTGGTTGGGCGTAATAAACGATACAAAAGTTCGCCTTTACCAGCACATGCGTTTGGGGATGTATTTAATCCATTAGGGGTAAGATGGAATATTTGTTTCAAAAAGTTAGTATATTTATCCGATTCAAAGTAAATAGTAATCCTATCCCACAAATTTCCTTCTTCAAACATAAACGGTTTTACATCAATAAATGATCTCATGTACTGAAAATCATCATTGGTCATTAGATTGTCAGCTGCACACCAGAATATTTCTCTGGCAATTTGAGTTGTTTTTTCGGAATTTGCGCCTATATTGTTGAATTTGAGCCATTCAATAATGGGCAATTCATAGTCATTTTTGATAATATGAGAGATATGAGAGCTGTTCATGTTAGTAGATTAATATATATTTATTTAGGTACTATATGTTAATTTTATTCAAATCAATTTTTATTCAAATCAACTTTTATTCATACGTGCAATGAAAATAATTGATAAATAGTTATATGGGTTATCAATTATTCTTTTTCATTCTAATATTACGTAACAATATAGATATAATTTTCTACTGAGACTATAATTATCATGTCTAATTTTTTATTTGTAGATGATGATGAAAATGTTGGTAAAATAGACATAGACTCGTTATACGAAAAAAAACAACAGAAGGATTTAAAACAATTGAGCATTTTCAATAAAATTTTAAATAGAATACATAAAAGGATACGTGTAACCGGCAATACGAAAGCAAAGGATAAACATATTTTCTTTGTAGTGCCTGAATTTATATTTGGAGAACCTTTATATAAACAAGGAGATTGCATCGGGTATTTAGTAGTGAAGTTAGAAGAAAATGGGTTTCTAGTTAAATATATACACCCTAATACATTATTTGTTTCATGGGAAAAATGGGTACCTTCATATGTACGTAGTGAAATAAGAAAAAAGACGGGGAAAATAATTAACGAAAAGGGGGATATAATTGGCGATAAAAATGCTCCAAAAGAAGACGAGGATGAAGATGATGAAGATATAAACGCAAAACTTTTTAATAATAGTACAAACAATCAAAGTAAAAAAAATGGTAAGGATTATACCCCCATTGATCAATACAAACCGTCAGGACGGTTGATATACAACAATGAATTATTTGAAAAACTAGAGAAAAAACTATAAAATTGACTATAATTATGGTTTATATTCAATCAATAATAGAACAATCAATAATCAAGACAACCAACACGATGAGTCATAACAACACAAACCGATACGCGGAGAGAATTCAATTGGAAGATAATAGATATGAAACTTTCACAAAAAATAGATGGAATATTGAATTTACCTTATCTAAAGTAAATTCAATATATAATGAGTTGAACAAAGAAAATATATTTGCAAATAAGGAGAACGATTCTTGCTCTATTTGTATGAATACTATGTTAAACAAGACGGTTGTCCAAACCAAATGCGGACATTCATTTTGTTTTGACTGCATCACAAAGAACAGAAAGCATAACAAATATACTGGAGAACAATGTGGGATTTGTCGTGCAAATATTTTTGAAAACTGAACTATTCTGGAGTTGTAGCGTTATTTGTATTTGTTGTATTTTTTTCGGTCCATTTTTTTGTGTTGTAAGAATTTAATTGTAAATATTTATTCGCATTTTCTTTCCAATAATTAACCTTTTTCTCTAATTTACGTTCATCGGGTGTTTTGGGATACACTTGATCCTTTTTTGTTTCCATCATATTCAAATCTTTTTCGCTAGCAGCTGGTTTGTCACCGAAACAATTAACTCCAAAACGTACATAAGGGTTTGCTATATATCCGCCATTTATACCAGGACGTCCGCAATTATTTCCACGTTTTTTACTATTTTCACATACGCCTTCATCTAATTTTTGTAATTTATCCCAAGTATTTTTTTGGGTTGGAAACAATGCCATTTGTCCATCTGACCAACCATAATTACACCATTCTGCACCATTATTATATGCTTTTTCTACCTGGTCATAAGTAGCAATCTTAGCCCCATATGATTTACATATAGCCTTTGCATCGTCATATGTATATAAATTATTAGAAACATTAAACACTTCTCCATTCACATCCTCTTCATCCAGATCTTTTGTTGCACATTTTTCAGGAGCGGTTTCAACTATTTCAGTTTCACCTTTAAAATACGCTTTAATCTTAGCAAATATTTCATCAAACGATACGCCGAACATATATTTGAATACATCCACAAACAATATTACTACCAATGAAACCCAAGCCAATGTTTCTAATATAGAAATTGAAACTGGCTTGCTCAGTTTGTCCATCGGTATGCCAAACAAATACACAACTATGTATAGTCCGATCAATGTGAATATAGATATCATTACCGATGCAGGGTTATCTACATAGTCTGTGATACCTTCTATAAATTGACTTGTAATTGTTTCATCCTTATTCGTAGTTTCAGTTGATAAAAATAGAAACAATGCTATGCCTAATATAATAAAGAACATGATATCTATCATCATTCCAGTAAAACGTCTGGGACCTTCTACATTTGTTCCGTCGTTACTTTTTCTAAAGTAAGATATCCCAAAATATATAGCAAGAAAACCTACTAAAATATAAATATTAGTTGCAGAAAATACATCCTCTACTGATTTTCCTATTCCGGAAGCACTCTCATCTATACTGTCTTCTAGTTGCGTTGTTCCGTCCTGTATATTATTTTGGACTGCATTGTCTCCAGTATTAATTGTAGTAGATACATCACCTTTTTCCTTTTCTAAATCCTTTTGAATTTCAGTTGTTGTATTACTCATTATGAACCAATTTGTTATATTATAGCAGGTTATTTTTTTTACGATAAAATAAACAGTATGCTAATGGGGAAACGACTACTTCTGGATTATCTACTTTCTCCACAACATGATCATTGTAATGAATCCAATTACATTGAGCATTTTTGACAAAGGCGGTGTAATGCCCACCAGATACCCCTCCTACGTGATTACATACTCCAAACAAGTCATATTCATATGAATTTGCGTTATAACCTTTGACATATTTTGATAATTTAAGTCCTTCCAGCGGGAATTCAATACGATGAGCGATTTTTTGTGTGCCATCTGGTGTAAAACGTTTTAGTGCAATTACCACAATGTTAGGAAAATTCCAAAAATGGTATTGTTTTTTTACGTCTTCCTTTATCTTCGTTTCGTCATTATACCATGCATTTTCACCTTCTAAATATTCTGGTTGTGTAAATAAATCAAAACAATCATATAGATTCATGGCTACTTTATTTGGATGAATAACTGGTAGATCAATGACAAAAAAACTTTCAGGTACAATTGACAAACGTTTGTCTGTTTTGGTTGATACCAGTTCTGAAAAGGATATACCATAAAACATATCCATCACCTCCGAATATTCTTTAGAATATATATTTTTTAACATTCCATAGCATTTCACTGCTAGGTCATCTACGTTATTTTCGGGATTTCCGTTTATATTTATATTTACACTGCGTGAAATACTGTTATGAATGCATTCCATAAAAAACTGTAAAAACTCGGGCATGTCATTTTGAACCCATCCTGTAAAGATATCACGTTTTTTCAATTCTGCAACTTTTTGCATATGATGGACAAACTTACGCGGTGCAACCACTCCGTTGCCACTCCACATGACTGTTCGTAAATCATGCCACTCTTCTATGATTGTAGTTTCAGGAATGTCTTTCTTTAAATGTTTTTCATATTTATCTGAATCTAAAAACTGATTCAACTCATATGTATTATTGATAACTTGCATGCATGCATTTAAAAAACATGTGTTACCTAAATTTTCTAACCCAACCAGCCCTTTGTTATGATATTTACGCAAATCCATTATATTATGTCTATTAGAATATATAAACATATCTTTATATTATTATTAATATGGATAACAATGGCATAAATACCAACAGTCAAACACAATTTGAAAATGATTTACAGGATATTTTGACGGATTATTTAACACAAAATATAGATCAGTTATTGGGAGAAAGTGCGGAAACACTTCCTACATTTGGAACTTTTAATTCTCAGACAAACGCTGCTCCCCCTACTCCCCAACATACACCTCCACATAACGCATCATCGGCATTTAACGCGGATTCAAATTATCATATTATAAACCGAATATTAGACAATTTGAATACAAACATGAATTCATATCATAGAAATTTTGAAAACTATTGTAATACAATTCAAGAAATGATGTCTTTATTGCCAGATAGAACCAACGTAAATACAAACCAGCCGCGTAGATTTACTAGACCATTTACGCCCAATGTTCCAATTACACCCATTTCTACCACTCGTAGAAATCCTTTATCTTCATTGAATCAACCAAGATCTAGAACAAATGTTACACAGCCTTCCCGGTTTGATCATGTTTTGACATATACAATTAACTCTCCCACCAACAATTTATTTACAAATACTAATAATAATGCAGCAGATATATTTTCTACATTGTTTCAAAATGTAACAATCAGACCAACTGCGGAACAAATTGAGAATGCTACCGAATTGCTTGACTATAGCGAACGTTTAGAAATTAGGGATGATAGATGTCCTATCAGTCTAGAAGAATTTCAAGAGGGCGACCAAGTAAGGCGAATAATGCATTGCGGACATACGTTTAATGAATTGTCTTTTCAAAGTTGGTTTAATTCAAATGTTCGATGCCCAGTTTGTAGATATGATATTAGGGAAACTGCGAATCAAGAAGAAAATAATGATAATAGCAATACTGCAGACGAAACCTCACACGACACATCTTTTAATGAATTAAATACACAAGACGAAAGTCGTAACTATGATTCTTCCAGTAATTTAGCGTTTCGTTTAGAGATACCACTTCATTATACTGAAATTTATGATGAATCCAATAATTTAATACGTAGAGATTTTCAATAGAATAAAGATTTATAATTATTGCATTTTAGAGAAAATATATTCTACTATAGTATAATAAGTATGTCAATAATTCAAAATATGGCAAATACGCCCAAGGCAATCAATACCAGTCAGCGCGATGGCGATATGTCTGCTACTAGAGGAATTTTACGCCGTGCATGGAATCAACAAAATGCGGTTGGAGAAATCAATGGACACAAACGAGTTATTACTCCTTTTCGTGCCGTAAATAATTTAGGTGATTTCTTATCTCGTAAAAATTATGTTTGCGGAGGTCCCAATCAGGTAAATGCTAGTCGTCCTGGATGGAAAGGACATATTGGGTCAATCCTATCTAATTGTGATGCGACGGGCGTAGAAGGTTATTCCGGAAATATAAAGTTTGTACCCGATTCGTCCGATTATGTTACATACAAAAGACAACGTGCATTAAACCGTAACTATAATGATATTAGTCACGGAGGAGGTAAATAAGAGATGTTTGATGTTTTTCTATACTAATTTACAATTCACTGACCAGCGATTGTGCATTTTAGTAGTTTTTAAAATTTATATTATAACTGTTTATATTATAAATGGCAACTATTTCAGTAAGCAACGTATTAACATCTATTAATGACGGAGATACTTCATTAGGGTCTGTCACTACGAATTTAACATCTTTTACATGGAGTATCAAGTACGGTGGCAATGATGTTAGCATAGATCAAAACGGAAACCTAACTTTGAATGCACCGGCTAATTATATGGTGATTCAGACACATAATCCCACAGTAGAGGTTATAGGGAATGGTGATGATGATGGCAAAAGTACAACTGTAGCTATCACTATTAATGTAATTGATACAACCGCACCAGTAATAACCTCTATCGGTATTGTTTCAAGTAACAATACTTCCACCACCGCAAAGACTGATGATACGATCACCTTGACTTTTACTTCAAATGAAGAGTTACAAACCCCAAATGCTAGTTTTTTTTCAGGGGGAAACGCAATTACTGATACACCCAGCAATAGTGTAAGCAATATCAACGATGAATATAATTATACTTTCTCATATACTACACATTCTAGTGATACGGATGGTGATGTTACCTTTTCTATTCCATGCATTGATTTAGCAGGAAATACTACCACAATTACTACGGTAACAGATGGGAGTTCTATTAAATTTGACAAAACAAATCCGGAAGCAACTACATTGACAATTGTCTCAGACAATCTAGACAATAGTGTAGCTAATGTTGGGAATGTAATAACAGTGACACTTGTGTCAAATGAAGATTTGGCTTCATTATCTGGAACTATAGCGAATGCGGCTGTGTCTATTAGTGGAAGTAACCAGAATTGGACTGCTACTTATACGTTACTGAATAGTGATAATGAAACCACAACTATACCTTTTAGTTTGACATTAACTGATTTAGCTGGCAATCAAAGTACGTTAGATCAAAATAACACAACTGATGGCAGTTCTATTAATTTTGACAAAACAAACCCAGACGTCACCTCATTGACTATCGTGTCTGATAACACAGATCAAACTAAAGCTATTGTTGGCGATACTATTACGATAAACCTTATATCAAATGAAAATTTACTTTCACTATCTGGCACCATACACGGCAATTCTGCAACTACTTCAGGGACCGACAATGTATGGAGTGTTACATATACGTTAGTAGATACTGATAATGAAATCGTAAATATACCGTTTAGTTTGACATTAACGGATTTAGCTGGCAATCAAACCACATTAGATCAAACCAACACTACTGATTCCAGTTCTATTATTTTTGATAAAACAAATCCTGGCGTAACTTCGCTAGTTATCGTATCAGATAATACTGATGCAACCAGATCTAAGGTCGGTGACATAATTACTATAAGTCTTACGTCAAATGAGAATTTGCTTACATTGACAGGCACTATACACGGCAATACAATAACTGCTACGGGAAGCGAAACTGTCTGGAATGCTACTTACACGTTAAAAGATACTGACTCTGAAACTGCAATTATACCATTCAGTTTGACAATGACAGATTTAGTTGGCAATCAAACAAATATAGATAATAATGATATAACTAATGGGAGTGTCATTATTTTTGATAAAACAAACCCTACTGTAACTGTATTAAGCATCGTATCCAACAATGATGATCCAACCCGTGCTGAGATTGGCGATACAATTACTGTAAATCTTACATCAGATGAGAATTTACTTTCACTGTCTGGTACTATACACGGCAATACAATAACTGCTACGGGGAGTGAAACCGGCTGGAATGCTACATATACTTTACTAGATACTGACAGTGATATCGCAATTATACCATTCAGTTTGACAATCACCGATTTAGCTGGCAATCAAACAATAATAGATCAAACTAATGTTACCGACGGTAGTGCAGTTAATTATGATAAAACAAACCCAGAATTAACGGCATTCAACATTGTATCAACTAACAATGACCCCACCAGAGCTACAGTTGGAGATACCATTACGATTACTGTTACCATAAATGAAGCATTAAGTTCATTATCTGGAACCATCGCGAATGCCACCGCTACGGTTAGTGGAAGTGATGTTACTTGGACCGTTACATATACTTTAACTGATACTGAAACTGATGCATCACCAATGCCTTTTAGTTTAACACTAACAGATTTAGCAGGTAATCAATCTATAAAAACACAGGCAGATGTTTCCAGTTCTATTATTTTTGATAAGACACCTCCCGTAATTACTAGTAATATTGTAGATTCTATAAATGATGGTTTATTTGATTTAGGAATGGTTACTGCCGACGAAAATGTAAGTTGGGGATTAGTTGATTTAAGCAATACCGGGATTAATATAGATACTGATACTGGCGTTCTTACTTTACAAAATGAAGCCAATTTTCATATTGCATCATCTCATAATTTTGAAATAAAAGCAACTGACTTAGCTGGCAATCAAACCGTTACTAGTGCATTTTCTGTACCGGTAAATGATATTACAAAACCTACTGTTATTAATGTTACGTCGGCTACACCTGATGGTAGTTATAAGGTCGGTGACATAATTGAATTGCGTCTTATATTTGATGAAGTTGTTAATGTTACAGGAACACCCTATATAAAATTAAACGTGATAGATGATGGATACGATGTAAATTATACATCTGGTACTGGTTCAGATACATTAGTTTTTGAATATACTATCTTAGATGACCATAATACTATTGAATTAGATTATCAAAACAGTACATCTCTATATCTTAATGACGGCACAATCAAAGATAATGCGGGTAATGATTTAGATTTGGCATTAGCATATCCAGGTGACGCAAAATCATTGTCTGCAAATAGCTCTATTATTATTGATACGGTACCTATAGTAGTTTTAGAAATGACTATACCTGAAAAATTTTTCGGAAAAAATGATTCTTCTGAAGTTACAATAAAATTCAATAAATCTATTACACTTGATGTAAATGGCAATTATCAAATTGTTACAGCCAATGGTACAATGGGCAATCCTACCACAGAGGATGAAGGATTCACATGGAAAGCTTCATATATTCCTAATAAAAATACGGTTGAGTATGGTGAAAAAATCATTTTGAATAGAAATTATACAGATTCTGCCGGAAATACCGGTCCATCTGCGAAGACCTCAACATTTGATGTAGATACAGTTAGTTCAATGCTATACACCACTGTCAGAGCATCTCCACCTAAAGATATTACTGGAAGTAGCGGTGGATCTTTCAGTATGGGTCGGTTTATATTTACACGTACTTCTAAAACGCAATTAAACACGTTACAGGATAAACAAGAAAAAAAATGGTACGGCGGTCAAGGGTCTGCTACTAATGTAATAGAAAGGAAAAAAAACAATGCCATAGGTGGTGGGTCTTTAAATACTGACAAGTCTATGGTAAATTCTTTTTCCAACAATAGATACACTGCTGAGAGTGCTTTAAGGAGATTACGTTCATAAATTATATACTGCGCATGGGGACGAATTCAATAGTGCAATTTGAATGAACTATACTTATATTATGATGTTGTAATGTTTCAATTATCACGTCGGTCGCATGAATAGACTGATAAATTATATTCAAATATAATGTGTAAAAAGAAATTAGCACATATATCAAAAACCACATATTAGTGTTATTGGGTATCTGTATAGTTATTTGAAACTAATTTTCAGCTAATATTTATATCAATTTTCCATGGACACATGTATTACATTATGTAATCATTTACCATTTTTTTCAAGATTAATACGTCATTTTCTAGTGACTCTGTTCTTACATTTTGCATTTTTATCAATTGTTCCGATCGCCCGTATGTCATTTCTGCTATTTGTTCTTCCAGTTTGAATATCCGTTCTTCCTGCAATTCTATTCGGGTCTCCAACTTTTTTATCTTTTGCTTGAGTTTGATATGTAGGAATTTCTCATACTCTTCTTTGCCTTTGAAATCAGTTTGTCTGACTGATAAGAACGCGAAGGGAATGTACGATTCATTGTTGTCCGTTTTATCCATTAACGCCCTTGATAATAATAAACACAGTTTTTTCATAATATCAGTAATCCAACATTCAATTTTTTATTCACATAGCGTATTGTTTTTTTCCCACTATATCATATAAATGAACAATTATTTAGCCGAATTTTTAGGAGCCGCACTTTTTATCTATGTCATTTTAGCTACAGGTAACCCTCTTGCTATAGGCGCCGCACTTGCACTAGTTATACTTCTTACAAGTAATATTTCAGGAGGTCACATTAATCCTGCGGTTTCCATTGTCATGGCTTCTGCTGGCAAATTACCAGTTGCTGATTTAGTGCCCTACTGTTTAGCACAAATTTTTGGCGGGTTAGTCGCACTTGAGTTATTCAAACGGTATAAGCTCTAAGTATTAGACAATGTATGTCTTTCATAATGTAACAATTACATTATGAAATAGGTAAAAATAAATTAGATGGTTTTTTTTATCGCTTTGTATGCAATAAATAGCCCGATAACAGAAATAGTCCCAACATAGGCAGTTGATAACCAATCAAGCTTGTATTTTTTCGTATCCACTTCCTCTATTTTGGCATCAGTATTATCTACACCAGTCACATTGGGTATTTTTTTAGGTACAGGTTTGTCATCACTCGCAATTGCACTTAATATAGATAATTTCTTTTCCCCGTCATCGTTTTCTTCTGCGGTAATCTCTACATCGGTTTTTCCTTTTTTTGTCATAGGTACGTCACTTGAGTGAAGAGTTTTTTGATACAAAGAACTCATGTAGTCATCAAACGTTTCAGTATTCTTCTCTTTGCGAATAGTTTCTAAATTATAAAAGTTTGATTGTTTTAAATTTTGCATAGGCTCTTTTGTTCTCTTGTCTATGTTAGGTAAATTATTGATAATCTTGGGAATCATTTTTATACAATAATCATACAAATTATTTTGGACACAATGATGATAAATATAGACGTAATAGTTGCAAGATATATTGAAATAGTATAAAGATATTCGGAATATTAGATTATACTAAAGCTATGTGTGGTATTTTTGCATTATTAAATCAACTCGGCAATAACGGGTCTGTAAAATATATAGAGGATGATTTTATGAAAGGACAACATAGAGGTCCGGAATTCTCTGTTTATAAAAATGTCATGATAAAAACTGCATTTGGTTTTCATAGATTGGCGATTAATGGATTGAATGACGAATCTCATCAACCAATTTATATTGATAATATTTCACTGATTTGCAATGGTGAAATATATAACTATAAAGAATTATATAAATTAATGGACATTGAACCCGAAACTGATTCAGACTGTGAAGTAATTATTCACATGTATAAATATTACGGCATTGAACAAACACTGCAGATGTTAGATGGGGTATTCTCTTTCTGTTTAATGGACTATCGTTTAAATTCCAACGCATCCAAAATGTTTGTTGCACGTGATCCATATGGCGTTAGACCGTTATATATGCTGAAACCTACAAAATATGGTAAAACTAAATATAAAGACAACAATCTATATGGATTCGCAAGCGAATTAAAAATGCTATATGGCATTTATGAGAATGAAAACAAAAATACATTTCCTAATAACTGTTATGACATTGAGCAGTTCAATCCGGGCAGTTATAGTTCATTTATAATGGTTCATAATTTGATGCCTGAATGGAAATATATAAGAAATGCATCTTACCACAGTACCGGTTTTAGTTCATGTATGTACCGGAACAATTTACAGAATGACTATGATACCACATATCGCAACATCCAGTATTATTTAATAAGTGCGATTGAAAAAAGGTGTTGTACCACAGATAGACCAATTGCATGTTTGCTTTCGGGCGGGTTAGACAGTAGTTTGATTACTGCATTGGTAAATGAATATCATAAAAAACATAATTTGAAAACCCTAGAAACATATAGTATTGGACTTGATGGGTCAGAAGATTTAAAATATGCAAAACAGGTCGCTGAATATCTCGGTACAAATCACACTGAAGTAGTTGTTACAGAGAAAGATTTTCTAGATGCAATTCCAAATGTTATTTACGATATCGAGAGCTATGACACGACTACTGTAAGAGCAAGCATTGGAAATTGGTTGATTGGTAAGTATATTTCCGAACACAGTGAAGCAAAAGTAATTTTCAATGGCGATGGAGCGGATGAATTGGCAGGTGGATATTTGTATGTAGGTTCTGCACCAGATTCCATTGAGTTTGATAAAGAATGTAGAAGACTCTTGAAAAAAATTTATTTGTTTGATGTATTGCGCTCTGATAAATGTATATCCTCTCATGGACTAGAACCTAGAACGCCTTTCCTAGACAGACAATGGGTTCAATATTATTTATCTATACCATTGGAGATGCGATGCAAGACCCGTGACATTGCTTATTATAATGACGAGGTATTTGTTGAAAAGTTTTTATTACGCAATGCATTTCATATAGATAATTTTAAAAACAATGAAGGCAATGAACTTCTGCCAAGAGACGTATTGTTTCGTCGCAAAGAAGCATTTAGCGATGGGGTTTCAAAACAAACCAGATCCTTATATGAAATTACAAAAGAGCATGCTGATAAATATTTCAAGGAAATAATATTACCAGAAGCAGTAATTACACCTCTTGATTATGAAGGGCGATATGATAGAATCGTTTCATTTCACCCAACTATGTCATTAGTAAATAATCATCTGTTGCCCGACGATTCTGAAAAATTTTACTATCGTTATTTATTTGAAAAGAATTATAAGGGTATAGGTAAGATTTTACCAAACTTTTGGATGCCAAAATATGTAGATTCTAAGGATTCCAGTGCTAGAACATTAGACATCTACAATGATAATGATACCAGCAATAATCAAAACGAAAAGATGATTGTTGATGGGGAAGAAAAATAAGGACACATATTTCGTATAATAATAATTATTATATGAAAAATCAATTAAAAATCAGTATTGAATTCAAATACATCGGAATCCACTGTTTTGTTCGCCAAAGCATATTCAGAATTTGTTCTTTCAAAGAAATTTACCTTCGACTCTACGCTTATTAACTCCATAAAATCAAAAGGATTCTGTGAATTATAAATTTTATCATAGCCTAATTGTAATACTAATCTATCTGCAACAAATTCAATGTATTGGGTCATTAACTTTGTGTTCATTCCTATCATGCGACATGGGATTGCATCACAAATAAACTCTTTTTCTATTTCTACCGCTTCTTGAATAATTTCATAAATTCTTTTTTTATTAAGCTTTTTACTTAACTTGGAATAAAGTAATACCGCAAATTCGGTATGTAACGCCTCGTCGCGTGAAATTAATTCATTAGAAAAGGTAAGACCTGGCATTAATCCTCTCTTTTTAATCCAGTAAATAGATGCAAATGAAGCTGAAAAGAAAATACCTTCAATTGCGGCAAATGCAACCAAACGGGCACCGAAACTACTACGATTATCATTCAACCACTTCTTTGCCCATTCTGCTTTTTTTGTAATACAGGGAAAATTTTGGGTAGCTTCAAATAAAGTTTGTTTTTCACTACTGTCTTGAATATATGTATCAATCAATATACTGTACATTTCTGAATGAATATTTTCCATGGCTACTTGAAATCCATAAAAAGCACGTGCTTCTGATAACTGAACATCTGCCATAAAACGTACGGCTAAATTTTCCAATACTAATCCATCAGATGCTGCGAAAAAAGCTAATACCATTTTTATAAACTTTTGTTCATCCGTGCTTAGTGTTTTCCAATCTGTTAAGTCTTTTGATAAATCTACTTCTTCTGCTCGCCAAAAACAATCAACTTGGCGTTTGTACATTTCCCATACGTCATTGTAATGTATGGGAAACATTACATAGCGGTTGTCGTCTGGGGTTAAAAGAAGCTCGTTAGAAGTAGATTCAGCCATTTGTATGCCTAAATAATATATACAGTAGATTTTATCTCCTTTTAGAAAATATATTTATGTGCATCAAATATAATTGAAAACAGTTTTACTACTGCATTACACCAGCCAAACTACATATTTGATATATATTTGATATATATTATATTGTAACACTGCGGTGCGTATATAATCAATACATTGATTGCATAATTGCTGTAGTAACATTTATAAGTAAATGACATAAATATATATTTCTAAAAATTATTATACAAACATATATTAAAGTTTAGGTGATGAAAAATACTGAGGACCATTATCTTGGAAAGATTCATTCTGAACCTAAAAAAAAAACACGCAAATCAAAAAAGCAAATAGAAAAGGACTTGATATTAGATTATAAATATGACAACAACAACTACAATGACGATACCTTAATGAATAAATCCTATAATTTAATGCAGCATTTGTCAGGACGTGAAAAAAAATCATTTGAAGAGAAATTTACACAACCTAAAAATGGAATGCAACGGGATTATCATAATCTATTGAATCAAAAAACCAAAAAAATTGTCGTTGCTACTGGTCCTGCTGGTACTGGCAAAACGTTATTTGCTACTGAAATGGCAGTAAAATATTTTTTGATGGGTACATATGAAAAATTAATTTTTACTCGTCCATCGGTATCAGTAGATGAAGATTTGGGATATTTGCCAGGCACCTTAGAAGAAAAAATGGCACCGTGGGTTAGACCGATTTACGACATTTTATATAATTACATTACACCTAAAGAGGTCACACAAATGTTAGAAGACAAACTTATAGAGATTTCACCATTAGGTTATATGCGCGGCAGAACCTTCAAAAATTGTTGGATTGTTGCAGATGAAATGCAAAACTCTACAATAAGTCAAATGAAAATGCTTATGACGCGTTTAGGAGAAAACAGTAGATTAGTTATAACCGGTGATTTAGAACAACACGATAGACATAATGAAGAAAATGGTTTAGATGATTTTTTGAATAAATTCAAGGGACAGAGATCCAGCAGTATATCAAGCGTTGAATTTGAAAACACTGACATTCAGCGAGAAAGTGTTGTAAAAGAAGTTTTAGAAATATACGGCGGAGATGTACCAAAACTTTATGAAATGGATGATTCTGAAGACATTGAACACATTTAAACCCACATAAATTCAATGGGAATTTATTTTCATTGAATATATTATACGTGATATGAAAAACGTTGCATCTAAAATAACAAAACAGGTTAAGAATTTCAAGTTGAAATCATTATTACAAAACAAATTTGTCTTGTATGTATTAGTCATTGTTGCTTTATTAGATATTCTCAATCTTGCTAACATGAAAGACTTCAACTCTGTTATCGTATTTGTCATTGTTGGATTTTTAGTGAGTTTTTTTAACAAAAATATGATTATCATTTTACTGTTTGCTCTTGTATTTACACATGTATTGCAATATGCAAACAAACTAGTTAGAAAAGAAGGAATGGAAAATAAAAAGAACAAGGAGGGACTTGAAAATAATGACGAAGAAGAAGCAGACGAGAAAGAAGTGGAAGAAGAAACGGATGAGAAAAAAATGGCAGAAGAGACTGACGACGCCAACACCAAAGACGATGACGAAGACGTAAAGAAAAAAAAGGAAACATATGATATGTTAAAAAACGATTTTGACGAATTTCAGTCTATTCAGAAAAATATTTTAAATAATATGAAAGAGATTGACCCTCTTTTAGAAAAAGCCGAAAATTTCATTACGAAATTTGAACATTACAAGAAAAACCAGTAAATCTATATAATAATTCTCTTCACATTATATAGATTAACCATATGAATTTAGATATATTTGAAATTTTATACAAAGAAAATAAATATGGTTTGCATTTCATTATTTCCTTGATTATTATCATAATTCTATTTTTTAGATACAAACATGAAAAAGCATTGTACGAACCTTTTTTTAAGAAAGCAGCAAAAGCAGTTTCAAAGGCAGGTAGTTCATTAGACCCGAGTAAAATTATTAATGACGCGATGGACAGTGCTAAAAAATTTTTTATTGGTTTATTAGATCCTGTTAAAAAACCATTTGAAAAATTTTTTGAAAATATTGATAAGGAGTTTGGTAAGATTGGTAAGTCATTGAATGCTTTGCCAAAAGCACTGGAAAGCATCGGGGATGATATTAGAAAAGACATGGAAAAGGCTATGGAAGATTTAAAAAAAACAATTACCTCTCCGATGAAAGGCATTGATGAAATGATTGCCGATTTCAAAAAACTAATGTGTTTGTTAGAAACTTTTCCTAACCGCATTTCAAACGCGGTAAGTGGGGTTGATAATATTTTTAAAGGCATTGATGAACAGTATCAATTGATTATGAAAGCAGCTGGATTAGGATTTAAGGAAACCTCCACATTAACAAATTATTCAGCTGTATTTGTAAATTCTTATTTGAAATGCTTTGTTAAATTTTTGACTAATATACATAAATGTTTCTTTTATTATATAGTTGATGCTTTTGGTCGTTTTCTATATTTACCTGTAAAAGTGTCATTATGGTTTTTAAAATTATACTTTAATTTGGATCTTTATCATATTGAAAAACGTATATGGAATGGTATGTTAGCAATTGATCAAATTGTTTTTTCTACTATGCAGTTTCATATTTTTCATTTTCCGGAATCTGTTCGCAAACAATGCTACACTTGCATACGATTGAAAAAAGAGGTTGTCAAAAAACAAGCAAACGTGGTGGATCATACATTCAATGAAAAAATTCCAAATATGGTTAATGGGGAAATTACAAATGTTGGGTTAGCAAAAATCAGAAGGGGGAAACGTCAATTTGACGAAGTGCTTGCTATGCCACGAGCTAGACCTCCTGGGAGGGTTAAATAAGTATTTTTTTCTTCTAATGTAATATTAGATTAGAAGAAATGGGAGTTGTAGAAGACGCTTTAAAAGGATTTGGAAAAGATGTTAATAAAGTGTTTGGCGGGGTTTTAGGTGATGCAGGTAATTTTTTTAAGAAAGTTCCAAAAGACATGAATAAAGGCATTGATAATATGGACAAAAACATGAAAAAATTCCCCAAAAAAGTGATGAAACCTATCTCCAAATTTATGAAAGATAACGTTGAAAAACCTATTATGGACATGGTGAGCGGCATTGATGATATGATTCTTGATTTTGTACGAATAGTATGTTTCATTAATAAATCTCCTGTACGGTTCCGCAATCTTGGTGCTTCATTTGATAATGTATTTAATGGAGTAATAGAAGAATTCATAGCAATTGGATATGCATTTGAATTAGGTTTTAATAGTGTATCGTCTTTGGTATTTTATGTATCTGTATTTATTGAATCGTATTTAAATTGTGCTGTTAAACTCTCATCTAATTTGTTAAGCTGCATTCCGTTTTATATTTTTGATATCATTGGACAAATGTTATATTTACCCATACGATTGATATTGTGGGCATTTAGCACTTTTTTAGCTATCAATTTATATGCAATAGAAAAACAAGTTTGGAACGGATTGAAAACGATGAATGATCAATTGTATCCGTATATTGGGTTTCACTTAATTCACTATCCGAAACATATTCGCGAAAACTGCTATACATGTATTAGATTGAAAGATGATGTCGTCAATCGTAAATCAAAAGAAGTCAAACATACTTTTGAAAAAGAGATTCCAGAAATGCTTGGTAAAAGTAAAGACAAGTTTATGAAAGGACAAAAGCAATTTGAAGAAGTTTTTGCTTTTCCAGATGTAAAAGAACCTCAAGATGTCTAATAATATGTACAGATTATATATAATATGGCAAAAAAATGTGCTCCTGGAGTTATATGCATTGAAAATGTCACTCTGGTTTTATTGATTATACTTGTTCTGGTTGCTCTATATATTTGGTATATAACCGATTTATTACCTTCAAAAAAACAATATTCTAGTATGAACACTCATTTAAATACTACTAATAATGCTCCTATCCTATTGCCCATCTCCAGCAAACAAGATATGTTCAATGACCCATATAAACCTCCTTTGAAAAATAACATGTATCACCCGGGTGATTCCAGTGATGTCAGGGGCATTCCCGTAAATATTGAAACACGGGGATTACCCACTTCATATCAACAGATTGGAATATTAAATCGTACAAATGACGCTTCTGGGGATATGATTTTGCCTCTTATGGGAAAACGTACAATGGCTGGACGCGACAAATGGCAATATTATACGGTGTCTGGCTCTGGTAACCTCAATACCAGATTGCCTATCAGTGTCAATGGGAAAAATTGTACGGGTGAATACGGATGCGATGAAGTATATAACGGCGATGTTGTATATGTAGAAGGATATAACGATACGTTTCGTGCCACTATTTACGAAAATGGCACTTTTCAGTATATTCCTTTACTTTAGATGATTTGTTCTAATTTGAAAAAATAAACTATAATATTATATTATAGTTTAGTTATGTCTTTTTTTTACCCAGATGATATTAATGTAGTGAATCAAACCATTGAATTGAATTACCCTGAAAATAATATCAATAGACGTCATTTTGAAAAAAAAATTAATGATATTGCTAATTCGCGTAAAAATATGTTCAAACCCATTGAAGTTGAAGGAGAACATATCAAAACGCCGAAATTATATTACGATATTACTTTGTCTAACAAAGAACCTAATTTAAATTATTCGGCATTAAATCCTACGGGGTTTTCTGCTCAACATATATATTTGTATGGATTGATTCATGATAACATTGCAAATGTCACAGATACGAATAAATCAATTGTTGGAGAAATGGTTATTGAACATAAGCCAAAAACCGCCGTGAATCAGAAAATTTACACATGCTATTTATTAGAGCACGATGATAAGCCATCCAATGATCTGGACGATCTCATTTCATTCATACAAAATGAAAATGACAAACCAAATGAATTTACTTTCAATCTCAATAATTTAATCGGAAAACAAAAAAAATGTATTCATTACGAAAGTAACTATGACCATGTATTTGTATTTTTTAAAACTATTTCTGTTAATTCTGCGTCTTCCAAATTTTTAAAAGATACTCTGTCAATTGCAACACACCTGTTTGACAAATCTGCTCCCACTAAAGTAAGTATGATTGAATTCAATAAAAGAAAAACATTGTCATCTAAAAAAAATAGTAATGATCAAGAAAATAATACCGAAACTTTCATTGGAAACTTTTTCGGAAAACCTACCAGAGAAGGCAACACTAATATGGAAGATGTGTATATTGATTGCCAACCTGTAAATGAAAGCGATGAAACCGAAACAGCGGTCACTACTGTAATCGGGTCTGAAGACGGCAAGAAGAAACAAACAATGGACTTTTACAAAACCATCAACCATTTCTTCATGTTTATTTTAATTGCGGCAGTATGTCGGTTTGCTATTCCATCCATTTATAAAATAGCTATTATCACCAATATCATTCGTTGGAGGGATGAAGAAACTGAATATAAAAAATATCTTCGCATGGCAGACTATTTATTAATGTTTGCAATCGGGGTGTTTATGTTACATTATTTACGAATTGGAATGACAAAAGAAGGCAAGGGTATATTCACCCTGTTTTTTATGATATTGATTGCAATTTCTGTATTTGGCTATTCTATTATACAATTGAAAAAACGCGATGTGGATTTTATGACTGTATTGAAAAATGGCGTTTCTACTTCTCTTGAATATTCGGACGACGACGAAGCTACCAATATTAGTTTTAAAGAGATGTTTAAATTCCCGTTCTTGTTATACGGTCATGCGTTACAAATATCTTTTGCTGCTTTATGGATTACGTTCTTTATTATTTATTCTATTTTCTTGAAATTGTTGAAAGTTTCTGACAATAAATTCTGGATAAGCGAATTCTTATTTTTTAATACTACCATTTTAACACCGCTAGTTTATTTGTTAATTAAAGGATCAAAAGATTGATTGTTTGTTACTGTCTAATATTTTATGTAAAATTTTTCAATTACATAAAATATCTAATATACTGATGCCGTACCAACATCTTCAGCTACTGGACTGAATGAACTGGAAACATAAGATGTTATATCACTTTTTCCTACAGGAGCCATATTATCTACAATCTCCTCTTCCAGTGTCTCCTTTTTAACAGGATTCATTTTTTTCATCTTCTCGTCCTTCTTTTTTTGACTAGGTGTATGTTTCATTATTACCTCTTTTCCGGTTGCTTTACTGCTTCTTCTTAGTAACTCGTAGGCTACAAAAACAAACAATACTGCTAAAACGGGATTTACATTAAAGAACATATAGACAGCTAAACCAAAGATTGCGATCATTCCAAATGAAGTATCTACTCCTTGAGAAATCATGTTGGGCATATCTACAGGGAGCACAATATACAATACAAAGAGTATTGCCAATATCATCTCTATTTGGGACATTTTTTTGAAGTTGTTCAGAAAATTCATTATATACTATACACGACGTTTTTTTTTTACATGAAATCTTTTATTTTGAACGCCTTATAAAATTGAATCTCCTAAATATTGTATTAGTAAATTATATCATTACTATTCTATAAACGACATGGATAGATTCGTTCAGAAAACTAAGAAGATTATCATATCAAAAACTCCGTCGTCAAAAAAAAATGAAATTACTCAACCCGATTGCGAATTTAAACAGCTTATATGTAATAATGCACACATTGGCAAAAAAGGTTATACAATTTCTAAATCTTTATTAACAAAAGAAGAATTAGATTTTCTTCATAAAGATTTATATGTGAAACCACAAATTATGGGAACTACATATGGCGCACCTGACGCATCTGCTTTTGCTGTATATAGGGAAAATGCAAATAAAATATACCTTCCACGGTTTTATGGCATAAGTAGATATGGGATACCTGTACGAACCGATTTAGAACCTGGAGACAATATTGAAGTAGAATTTGCTAAAACATTACGCGATTACCAAACAAACATTGTTAATATTTACATTGATTATGTCAAACAAAATGTTTGCACTGCAGAAGATAGCATTCCTGGATCTGGGGGGATTTTAGAAGTACCATGTGGTAGAGGCAAAACTGTTATGGCTTTGAAAATAATATCCATTCTTCAAAAAAAAACACTCATTATTGTGCATAAAGAATTTCTTATGAACCAATGGATTGAAAGGATTAATGAGTTCTTGCCTGGGACTCGTATTGGTAAAATACAAGGTGGAACATTTGATGTGGATAATAAAGATATTGTTATTGGTATGATTCAAACCATCTACGATAAAGAATATCCTTCTAATGCTTTCTCTTCATTTGGGCTCACTATTGTAGATGAGGTACATAGAATTGGTAGCGAACAATTCTCTAGAACTCTATTTAAAACGATTACTCCCTACATGTTGGGTATATCTGCAACTGTAGAAAGAAAAGATAAATTGACCAAGGTTCTTTTCATGTTCATTGGAGAAAGAATATATAATGAAGCAAGGAATGACGATGACCCGGTTTGTGTGCGTGCAATTCATTACAAAGCTGGGGATTCTGAATTTAATGAAACGGAATTAGATTATCGCGGAAAACCGAAGTATAGCACTATGATTACAAAACTTTGTGGATTTGGACCACGCAGCGATTTCATTGTAAGAACGATTGAAGACCTTGTTAAAGAAACCATTGATTCTCAAATCATGATATTATGTCATAACCGTTCATTATTGACTTATTTATTTGATGCAATTACATTTCGTAATTTTGCTACTGTTGGGTATTATGTGGGTGGAATGAAACAATCAGACCTTCAAGAAACTGAAACCAAAAAAATCGTCCTTGCTACCTATGCTATGGCGGCGGAAGCACTTGACATCAAAACCCTTTCTATATTAGTCATGGTTACACCTAAAACTGATATTACACAATCTGTTGGACGCATTTTGCGGGTAAAACATGCAAATCCGATTGTGGTTGATATCGTGGATTCACATGATATATTCCAAAATCAATGGAACCAACGCAAACGATTCTATAAAAAATGTAATTATCGCATTATACAAACCGATTCTAATAAATATAATGGGAGTGATACTAAATGGAGGTCTATATTTGAACCAAATGAAAAAAAAAATAATCAAGATAACGAAAAAGACGATTTTCCTCCTGCTAAATGCTTAATTGATAGTTCTGTTTTCAATAATTTGTAATTATGCTAATCATATAGAATTTTTATTATTCTATATGAAATTGAATTTACTTACGTTTTTTCATTGTTTTGCGCCTACTTGTTTTACGTTTTGTGCTCTTCTTTTTCGCGGATTTCTTGGCTTGTTTCTTTGATTTTCTTTTTTTTCCACCAGTCATTGAACTCATTCGTAATTGACCCAAACTTGAATGCGTTCCAGTAGGCATTTCTACTGGAAGTATTTTATCTTGTTCAAATGTGTGATAAGATGTTAAATTTCCTGACATGTATAGTATAGTGCACTAAATTATTTCAACTTGAAAATCTTGGTGAAATACGCCCAGAAGAAGATTCCGACAAAACATTTTGAGAACAAATCTAATACATTGAATGATATATTTTTATTTACATCGTCAAAGAAATATGCTACACCATACAATGACCATAACACAAAGAATACCATGAATAATAACATATTATCAAAATTATATTGCTTTGCTATAAATCCGTTGTAGAGATAGCCGAATAATCCTGCAAAGAATGCAAACCCAAATCCATTCGCCGCAAACTTAGTCAATGTACCGATTTCTCCCAAATATCCTAAACCAAGCATTCCATAGTTCAAAATAAGAATTACTGCATAACTACTTATAGGCAATGAACCCTGTTTTGTGTTATATAAAAAGGCTAAAACTAATACTAGTAACATAATTGGCGTCGTGATCGCCCAGTCTGTATAACGCATCTTGTTTATCTTCTCATAGTTTATTTCGGGCTCTTTCTCTATGGTATCTACGAATTTGCTATAGAAAAATGCGGCTACAACTGATATGCAGGTTTCTAGGTTCAATATATTTCGGACTTTAATATCATTGGTTCTCATTGCTTCTATAAACGTGATTGTTGCTGTTGTCATTAGGAAGACATATGTAATGTAAAAACTGTTATCTACTAATTCTTTCTTAGTTGCTGATAAAACATTGGGTAAAACCTGATCGCTCATATACATTGTAATCACATTTTTCTAAAGATGATTACTATATTAGAATCACTTGATTTTGTAGTTACATAACTACAGTTATAAATATTGCAATGTTATATTTAGCGTATCTAATGATGAACCATCGTGTGTATTTTCAAAAAACTTCTTGGGTAACTTTCAAAAAAAGGACAAAAATAAAATGTCCATTTTTTCTTTTTGGGATAGAAAACTTTATAAAAAATGTCTGTTTTTTCCATTTAAAGCATTC